CCTTTCATTTTATGTTTAGGTTTGAGTAGTTGAGGGGCTTCACCGTAATGACCAAGAACAGCACCACCAGACATACCATTACCTGTAATAAGGGCTTGATTACCATTACGGCTACGTTCTTTGTTCATTTTACCACCTGAGAAATGAGTAGCACGTTTCTTTTGACCACCACAACCACAATCAGCACCACCAGACATACCTTCACCAAATTGTTTTTCAAAATTATGAACAATACTATCAACCCCAGCACCTTCTAGTTCTTGAAATTCACCAACACCACCTTTTTTACCATATAATTTAAATTTCATACCACCAGACATACCATTACCACTAACAAGATTATAGGCAGCCTTAGCAACTTTAAAGGGGTTAAGTAAATCTAAAAGACCTGAACCTTCTAATTCCATAACTTCATCACCATCATCACCCATACCAGTAAGTCTAAGAGGTGTTTCAAGGATATTAACAGTTTCTTTCTCTTCGGCACCACCAGTATAACGCTTACCCATCTTAATACCACGTGATGATTCATAAGCATTTTTAATAGCATTTGTAATATGTGTAAGTGGGTTAAAGTTTTGAAGAAATCCACTAAGAACATCACCAATACCAGCACCAGTCATACCAGCAGCACTAACACCAGCACCAGTAGGACCACCACATTCACTACATACGGCTACGTCTTCAACTTTTCCTTTACCTTTTTTATATTTACGCATACCACCAGCAGCGGTAAGACCAGCCCCAGCAGGGAGGCTAGTTGATTCCATACCCATACCTTTGAGACCCATACCATTTTTAACATCAACGAGTTCGTTGTAATTACCACCGACTAATTCTTTCTTATCTTCATAAGCAACATAGCGTTGGTTAATATTTTTAATTTTATTCGCTATTTGTTTTTGATATTCACGAGACATTTTAAAATTTGTTATTTATATATATTAATTAGATATTTTATTTTAAATTTTAATATTACACGTTTGTTGAATTTTTTATATGTAATTGTTCAAAATTTGTAAAATGATCATTTTTAGGTTGTATTTCTATAGGAGAATTAATGGGTGAATTTGTTTTAGAACGTGTTAAAGTATCATAACAATCACTTTCACAACAACCAGATTTCATTCTTTTAATATGTATAGCACCAATAGCACCAGCAATAGCAGTTAAACCGCTAATAATAATAGCGGTGATACTTAAAGCGTCAATCATTTTAAAGATATAATAAGAAAAAATAAAAAATAAATGATTATTTAGGGGGGGACATTTGGGTCTGGAAATACAGCCTGAGATACTAATTCTAATGATTCAGCCACATCAGAATTAGCATATTCATTAACCCAATACATAGTATAGCGACTAGTATCACTACCGCTTGAACTTCTAACAACTAGAGTATTAACGCGAAATGGATTATATACCTGAATTTGTGTTGTAGTCCCTCCAACAATAACAGGAGAAGGTAATTGAACATCAACAGCATAATTACATAAATATGGTGTCCCATTATCATTAGGATTAGGGCTACTAACAACACGTTTAAAGCCTAATATTTTAGATTGACCTACTAAAAATCTTTCATTAGGGACAACACCAGCAACACAATTCATTTGGTAAATATCTGTATTACGTGTAGCCCCTGGTAAAGCAGGAAATGGTAGTTCATAAACTGCTGGGTCGCATACGAAAAAAGATGTTTGAGAACGAGACATTTTTTATAATATATATTTTACTATATATTAATATTTTAATATTTAATTTTAAAAATGAAAATAAATAACTATTTACATAAGACGATTAGCCATTTTTTTACCTTTACCGAGAGCCATTTTAGCGACATCACCAAGTTTTGAGCCTTCAACTAGTTTAAGAGCCCCTTTCTTAGCAATTGTTTTAATTTGGTCAAGGAGACCAGCACCAGTCATACGAACGTGGGCGGACCAACCAACCGCTTCAGGGTCTTCTGATGCCTTGAGAACGTCTTCTTTGGTGAGGATGCCTGTATAAACTGATGATACACCTTGTTCAACAACAATGATACCACTGTTAATAGCAATAATAACGAGTTCAATCGCTTCAGTATCTAAAATAACTTCACCTTGGTTATACATATTACCACGGATTTGAAGATTGAAATTACCAATAGCGCCAGCGGAAATATAGTCTTGGACTAGTTGAACATCCTTACCCATTACGAGCACAACGGGCGCACCACAAAGAGGGACTGTAGTAGTGATGCCTGTAGCATTTGGAGCACCACCAGCATAGCCACGGAATTCTTGGTATGAAACAGCAAGACCATTTTCAGCACTAATTTGGAAGAGAGATTGTTGTGTAGCACTTGAGAGAATACCTGAACTGTTATTAAAGTTAATTGATAAATCAGTAATAGGAAGAAAACGGTCAGGGACAGTTTTAGCACTATCACCACTACGACGAGCAAAAACAACTAACTTATCAGGAACAACGTTAAGACTAAGGGATTGTGTATTGAATGGGCGAGCAGTTTTAGCGGCACATCCACCTTGTTGTGTAGAAATATAACGAGGATATTCAATATAAGGAACTACATTTTTGCTAGGTAAAAGGTCTGATGGATGCCCGTTGATAAATACAAAGTTAAGGTATGATGAAGAAACGGCAGCGAGTGATACAGTTTTAGCGAAGGGTGAGCCAGAACGCCATACACGTTGAATATTACCGAATTGAAATTGGAAATTCATATTTTGAATACCATAAATACCTTGGGTATTTGATTCAGTAGCATATGTGAATGGTGAAAGGAAGAGAAGTGGTTCATCTGAGTGATATTTAATAAAGAAGTCTTGTGATACACCTGTCCCAGTAGGGGCATCAATAAATACACCATCAGCGAGAGCAGCGAGTGTAAGGGCAGTGGCTACGGGTTGCCAAGCACCATTAGGTTGAAAACTATTGTCATAACCAGCATTAGTGTATGAAGCAAGAGGGCAGTTATTAGCACCTTGAACAGAGGCTGATGAATAATCAAAATAGTTGTCGGGCATAGTTGGACACATACTATTGTATTTAGCGAGGCTACGACCGTCGTGGAGTTTAAGGAGAGCAGGCATTACGTCAGGGACATTAACAGAGATTGAAGATGAGTTAAGTGTAGCCGTCATAGTTGAGAGCATTTGTTGGAGAGGGAATGGAGCGAGAGCATCAGTTGAACCGAGATTAACGAGTTTGCCTTGTTGAGCGGTAGGGGCAGCCGTGATTTTAAGAACGAAATCAGAACCAAAAATTACACGACGGTCAATAACTGTTTGGAGACTAGGCACTTGGACGTTATATACAAGTGATGTTGTAGAATCGCTTACGGCATTTTGTTTTTGGTGGGTAATAGTCTCACCGCCTTTAATGACACCGTAGTTGATTTTATCGCTCACCATAAGGCGAGAATCTTTAATAAGTGATGTAGTGAAATCCATAATGAAATGTTTTTATTGTTTATAACTATATAAAAGATATTTTTTTTATATAATAACTTATTTTAATTTTAAATAAATTACTTACACAAAAAGAAAAAAAGTAAAATGATCATTTTAAAAATTAATATTCAATATTATTGAAATCCTTACGTCTAAACATAATTTTAACATTACCACTTTGACCACCATCTAAATAGAACGGCACTAGAACACCATCCATATTTTTCCAGAAGACTGATACTTGAATACTATTAATTGGTAAATCACTCTGAATATCAATAAGACGATATTCTCCTGAAGGTTGATAATTAACTGTTTGTTTGTATGTATTAGTAGCACTAAAAGGCACTTCAAAATCTGTCATTTGTGTAGCAAGATTGGAGTTATTACCATAACTTGAGAATTGTCCCCCACTTTCTAATGATTTAGGTTGGCTTGTTAGAGTTGGTAATAGAGGTATAAGCCCACTAGTAAATACTAGGGCTTTGATTGGATTCCATACAGCAATATCAATTTGTTCGCTAGTCATAATAAGATAAAGAGCAGCATTATTAACAGCAAGGGGGTTAGCCTTAGTATTTTCAAATTGTTGGTAAATCTTTAATCTGTATTGAAAAGGTTCAGTAATGGGGTTAGTTAATGAACCCGCAGGAGGACGACCATAATCAATAAAATCAAAACCACTAAGAAGATTATAAAGAGGTTCATTAAACCATAAAGTCGCAGTATTGGCTGGAGGATTAAAGCCTTGTCCTGTATTCCAAAGAGGTCCGGGGGTTGTTCCTGTATATAATGCTAGAGCACTAATTTTAATTCTTCCACTTGTTTCATCATACCAAAAGGTTGGGGGTGGTGTTTGCGTTTGTCCCGTAGTATCATTAATAGCAGTCCAAGCAGTAGCAATAGCAGTATTGATACTATTTAAAAATTGTTGATATGTATAACAATAATAGTATGGGTCTGTTGGTTGTCCTGCTTTTGTTGGTGGTGGAGGTATTGGGGCTCTTGTATGTTGAGGCACATATTCTACTCTACCAAATTGATTAGTAGAACGAAATCTAATAGCAAATTCATAAGGAGTGTAATTAGGATTTGTAGTATATGGTGTTTGGTTAGGTCCTGGGTAGTTTGGATTTGGTTCTGGAGCAATAATAGGGATAAACACTGGTAATGTTGGGGTTTGTAATTCAAAACGCACGACGCTAAAGAAATACTTATTAGGACTTACAATGTATGGATTATTACGAATTTCATTAAATACTACGGCACGAGGTGGCTGAGTCCCTGAGAAATCATTATTAGTAATATCCAAGTCTAAATAAATATGGACTGGGTCAGCATCAACGAAATTAGATGTTTGTAATCTTTGAGACATTTTATATATTATAACTAAGAAATATAATTAAATTTATATAAATGTGAGATTTTAATTAAAAAATCAATACGAAAATCTAGATTATTAATGATAAATATACGAAAAATATCTAACTTTGATTATTATCATTAATAATTTTAAAATTATTATCAATAAACATCTAAAATATATCTAAATTAGATTATTATTGATAAATATCTTCGTTTGATTTAATATTTTTATATATTTATTAATAATAAACTAAAATAAATCTAAATAATATCTCAATATATATTAAAAGAATGAGTTTCACTGAATCACTTATTAATTCCCTCAAAGAAAAGGGTGAAAAACGCAATAAACCGATCTCCGATAGTTCAATTAAATTATATGTTCGTAATCTTGAAAAGTTAAATGGTAATAAGCCCCTCAAGTCCTTAGTATTCCTTAAGAATGTTAATGGTGTTTCAAAGCAATTAGAGGGTTATAAGCCTAATACACAACGCTCATACCTTATCTCTATTGTTTCTAGTCTAGCAACTGAACCAAAATTAAAGAAGTTATATGATACATACTTTAAAATGATGATTGACCTAGCGGGAGAAATCCGTAATGTCCCCACTGAAGAAATGAATGAACAACAGAAAAAGAACTGGATTGATTGGGATGAAGTTCTTAAAGTCTATAATGACTTAAAAACGCAGGCAGAGGCATTACCTAAGAAGATTAAGACAGAAGAACAATATAATACCCTTCTTCATTATGTTGTTCTAAGTCTTTACGTATTAGTTCCACCACGTAGAAATGTTGATTATATGAAAATGGTCATTTGTAAAAATGAAAATACTGATGATGAAACTATTAACATTTTAGACTTAAACAAAAAGCAATTTATTTTCAATATCTATAAGACAGCCAAAAATCACGGTAAAACTATTATTGATATTCCTAATGAATTAATGGATGTAATAGACTTATATGTCAAACATCATAAGATGGCTAAAGGTAAGAAATTCTGTATTCCATTTCTTGTTGATTATAATGAAAAACCTCTTACCAATATTAATTCAATTACATACATTATTAATAAAATCTTTAAAAAGAAGATAGGTTCTAGTATGCTTCGTCATATCTACCTAACTGGTAAATATGGTGATGAACTTAAAGAACGTCAGAAGGATGCTAATATGATGTCGCACTCTGTAGAAATGGCGACTGATTACATTAAAACGAAATAGATTATTTTAAGATTATTATTTTTAAATATCCACGTTAGATTTTATTTTTTAAATATCTCAGTAAGATATAAAAAAGAAAAAATGAAATCATTTCACAAAGACTTACAAAAAGGCAAAGAAGACGAAATTACTGTATTACCAATTATATGTAAATATTTTAACAGAGAAATCAAACAACTCAAAGAAAAATATTCAAAGTATGATTTTGAAGATGATATATATAAATATGAATTGAAAAGCCGTAATAACAATTATTCAAAATTTCCAACAACACTTATACCAGCCGATAAATTAGTATGTAAAAATATTATTTTTCTATTTAAATTTTTAGATGGTCTCTATTTTATTGAATATGATGATTATTTATTTAGTTCTTTTAGTAAATCTAAATTCTGTAGAGAAAAACGTTATGGATATAATGATAAACCCAAAGATTACATTTTTATACCTATAGAATGTTTGAAAAAAATAGAATGTTAATCATACCAAATATGAGAATTTTTAATGGAGAAATTGGGGACAAAGTCAGAATTTTTAAAGTCAAAAAAAGTTGGGTTTGTCCCCAAAAGTTGTATTAAAAAAGTTGAATTTTCTAACTTTATTTTCTATTAAAATAATAAGTATATATTATATAAAATGAAAAATAATAAAAACATTATTGGGGTTAAAAATGACCCTGAAATAGTTAAAGAGGATGCTTTAGGTGATAACATCATACGTAAATACTTACCTAATGCTAAAATATTAAAATATAGTGAATTAAAAAATATTATGAATATTGAGGATTTATTACCTAATGAACAATCTTATTGTATTATCTTATATGAAAGTCAGCCAAATAGTGGGCACTGGACTGCTATAATGCGTATTGATGATAATATTGAATACTTTGATAGTTATGGTAATAAGCCAGATTTCCCTCTTACTTGGTCAAAAAATGTTAATGATTCTTTAGGTCAATCTATACCATACTTATCTCAATTATTAGATAAGACACCCCTTGATGTTTATTTTAATGATTTTCAATATCAAAAAGAAAATAAAGATATCGCAACCTGTGGAAGACACTGTATTTTTCGTATATTATGCCTTACTAGAAACTTTTACGACTTAAAACAATATTGTAATTT